CGTCCGGTATGGGGCTTAAATGCTTGGTTAAAATACCGATATGGCATAATGAGGGGCACACGACAGATCAGATCGATCATAAATCATATTTTCGCGGCCTGCAAAATTACTATCAATGCCAATACTTTGATCCAAACGTTTTCGACGTTTCCAGAATATGCTTCGAGTCATACGACCCTGAACTGCAAATCAACTCCTGTTCATCAGTTTGGACAGGCCAAGTGTTTGATCCAACCCCTGTGCAAGTCGAATATGGCAAGGCCTCATTAGACGAACAGGAAACGGTACGGCGGTTGATGAAGTGGTTCGATCGAAAGTATGGCATGAATAACGGCAATCGCAATAACAACCTGTTTAAGTTATGTGCTGCGTTCAATGATTATGGTGTAGATATTGATTATGCGTTGTCGATTGTGTCGGCTTTTCAGATGGAGGATTTTAGGCTGGGAGAGATTGAAACAACGTTGAGAAGTGCATATAAGAAAACCGGTAAACATGGGACGTTAAGTTTTTAGATCATGAATACGGACAATAGCAACATGAACCCGGTAGATAAATACATCATCGATCGCGAACAATTTATAAATGACGAATTGTCGGAACCTTATATTAACCGCCTAAAGGCCAAATACGACAACGCCACAGATGCCGATAAACTGAAAATGCTTGGTTTTAAATCGGCCAAAAAGCCACGTGCAGAAACCAAGCGCAAACACGAGGAAATAACCCTACATGCGCAGTTCTGCAATTGGGTGAGGGTGAACTACCCTGAAGTAAAATTCTTGCGCCACGAGCGCGAGAAAGCCCGTAGTAAGTTTATGGGCAATCAGATGAAAGTAATGAACACCGCCGGATCTATGCCGGATTGGGAATCAACCACAACCACCGAAAGATATGCCGGTTTGCTGCTTGAGTTCAAAAAACCTGGTGAAAAATGGCTGATGGCCGATAATGAGACCATTAAGGCTGAATATGCTTTTCAATATCATTGCCATGTCGGGTTGTGGAAGCAGCGTAAGGTGGTTTATTTTTGCAACGACTTTGATATTGCTAAACTGATCCTGAAGCAATACTTAGAGGGCAGAACGATGAGGCAGAGGGTTTATAAGTACCCGGAGCAATTGGCATATTTGGCTGAAATTGTTTAAAAAAATATTGTTTGAGATTAGTCAAAAATTATCAAAAAAGTTACTATATTACATTCCATTTCCGTTCATTAATTTCTGATTAAAAAAGTATAATTTTGGAAGGTGGTATCTCCGGGATTATACTACGCACATATTAACTATAAATTGGCCGCTCTTGATACCACCGAGGCGGCCTTTTTTATCCCTTTGTAATTTTAATCCGATGCCGAATATCACATTATCTAAAAAACAACAATCCTTTCTATCGCACGTCAATAAGGGTGAAAATGTTTTTCTGACCGGAAAGGCAGGTACCGGAAAAAGTTATGTCGTAAAATCGGCTATTCAATTACTGCAAAACAATGGTAAAAATGTGGTTGCTATCGCGCCAACTGGCGTAGCTGCAAATAATATCGGCGGCCAAACTATTCACTCTATGTTCTCATTAAGGCCATACGGTGTACTGGATTATGCTTGCTGCAATTTCCTTAAAACAGAAAAGCGCCGGTTAATGAATAAGATCGATGTGATTTTTATTGATGAGGTTTCGATGTTACGACCAGATATTTTGGATGGTATACACTGGACCCTTAAAAAGAATGGTTGTAAAGGATTAGATCAAATTCAGATTATTTTTATCGGCGATATGAAGCAACTCGAATCGTCAATTGATGATAATACGCGTTCGGTATTATTATCTGTTTACAATGGTGTTGAATTTTGGTTTTCCGAAACTTATCAAAGGCTCAATGTTAAAACGGTAGAACTTGACGAGATTTTAAGGCAATCAGATGAAGATTTTATCGAGGCGTTAAACCATATCAGGGATGGTAAAAAGCATGAGTATTTCAGGCAATTCCAAAACTTGCCGCAAAAGGGCATTGTGTTAGCCCCGCATAATGCTACAGTAGCGCAATATAACATTGACGGATTAAATCAGCTACCGGGTAATGAAATTACCTTTCATGCCGAAGTTGAAGGCAATGTAAAAGCTGGTGATTTTAATTTAGAAACTACCATTACTGTAAAGAATGGAGCCAAAATAATGTATTTGGCAAACTCCAAAAACAATCCCCTAATAAATGGCACACTTGGTATATTTAAGGCTATAGGTGATAGTTATTTTATTACAGTTGATAATGTTGACTATCATCTTGACCGCGTTAAATTCACGAAGATTGAATATGTTTTATCGCGCGATGGCAAGCGTTTGGAATTACAGGAAATTGGCAGTATTGAGCAATATCCTATAAAATTAGCCTACGCACTTACAATTCATAAGAGCCAGGGCCTAACGTTCGACGAAATAACCTTAGACTTATCGTTACCATGTTTTTCACGCGGTCAAATGTACACGGCATTGTCAAGGGTAAAAACTCCGCAAGGATTAACTATAATTACTAAATAATTATCGCAATGAATACAGAACTCGTTCCATTCGGAAAATACAAAGGGCAGCCATTGGAGGTACTTCAAAATGACAAACCTTATTTAGAATGGCTTCAGACTCAAGATTGGTTTAAAGAAAGGTATCAGCAGATCAACACTGTTATTATAAATAATTTTACAGAGCCATCCGAAACCCCGGAACATAACAGGTTGTGTAATATTTTTTTAGAAGAAAAGAATTGCTGGGCGTTATTTGAAATTTTTAAGAAGGATTTTAATATTAAATCTTCATACACTGATAAGGTAAGGAAAAAAGCAGAAAATAAAGTTGTTCCGTTTGTTCCTGGTGGCTGTAAAATACCATCGTTAAAAGATTCACCTATTTATGTTCCAAGTGAAGATGAATACGAAATAGTTACGTTTACCGCTGAATGGCAAGTTTCTAAAGCGGTATTCGAAGATAAGGGTATTGATGTTTGCTTTTATGTATATGCTTGTGAATATAATATAAATTTTCGCCCAAATACATTTAAGATAGAAGTCAAACCATGTATAGGCGACGATTACCCTGCAATATTGCGGCAAATAAATAATAATGGCAGCAATTTTTTAATAGCCGAAAAATTTACATCTACGGCAGCTTCGTTGGAACAGGTAAAGGAGATTTTTAAAAGATCAAATAAGATAGTTTATTTATTATCCGAGTTTTTATGAGTAGACTATCTATTGCCCACCGGGCCGCAGAAAAAGATTATAGTCATTTTGAATTAGCTGCTCCAAATCCGGCTACCGGCAAATGGGAAATCAATTTCATTAATGTATCTGCATTTTTTGTCGAGCGAGGTTATTCGATCTATAGAATTAATGTAGAAAAATGGATATTGATCAGGATAATTGATAATATCGTTAAGCATGTTGGTAAAAAAGACTTGTCGGATGAACTAATTAATTATATAACTAACGATGAATCGCCTGATGTTAAAAGATATATGCATCAATATTTTTTGAAGAATATATCAAAGGCATTAGCTGATGACTTCCTGCAAACACTGCCGGCTAAAGATGTTATTTTCAAAAAGGATAAGCGTGATGCGATGCAGTTTTATTTTCAAAATACTATCGTTAAAATAACAAAAGACGGTGTGTCACTCTACCCATATACGTCATTAGATGGTTACATTTGGGAAAGTCAGATCATCCCCAGAGATTTTACATTAGATGAGGTAAACCCATTGTTTGACTTTGAAATTTTCATCAATAACATAGGGCGCGATCCAAAACGAATTGAAACCATAAGAAGTGCTATAGGTTTCATGATCCATAATTATAAACACTCATCTTACTGCCCTGCTATAATATTAAATGATGAAATTATAAGTGACAATCCTGAAGGAGGAACCGGCAAGGGTATAATTTTCAGGGCTATATCATACTTTATTAATGTACTCAATATCGATGGGAAAACATTTAGTTTCGATAGCAATTTTCTTTATCAGCGTATAAATACAGAAACACGTTTTGTTATCTTCCAGGACGTAAATAAGAATTTTGATTTTGAGCGCTTATTCTCATTTTTAACAGAGGGTGTTGTAACTGAAAAAAAAGGGAAGGATCAGGAATTTATACCGTTCGAAGATTCGCCTAAAGTCGGCATTACAACAAACTATGCTGTTAAAGGGGCTGGAAATTCCCATGAACGGCGAAGGTTCGAAATAGAGATCAGCCAGCATTATAATAAATCAAAAACGCCTGAAACCGAATTTGGTCATATGTTATTCGATGACTGGGGCCAATGGGAATGGTCGCAGTTCGACAATTACATCATAGAATGCGCTCAAATATTTCTTAGGTTCGGATTGGTTAAACAAGATCTGGTTAATCTTCCTGAAAAGCGTCTATTAGCCGTTACCAATTCTGATTTCCTTAAATATATGCGTGAAATAGAATTTGATTTTCAGCCATATAAAAAAGGGTTACTGATCAATGGTTTTATGGCAAACTTTGATGAATATACTATACCATCTAAATTTTTCTCCCGGCACCTATTTACTAAATGGGTTGTGGCTTATGCTGATTTTCACGGATATAAAACCAAAGACGAACGACATAGCGGCGAGCGATATTATGAATTTGAAAAGGTATCGTGACAAACTTTATTACTTATTTGACATATTTTACCTATCTTTATTATTATGATACAGATAGATAAAAATATTCCTATTGGTAGACCAGGTGCTACCGATGAAACAATATTAATTCACGAAATGATCAAACAAATGGAAGTCGGTGATAGCACCGTTATTACTACTGATAACTACGGAAAATTTAGATCATCACTATGCAGAATACCAGAACGAATAGGGTTGAAAATGAAATTTAGAGGTATTAAAGAGAGTGATAATAAATACAGAATTTGGCGTGTGGCTTGACAGTCTTGACAAACTTCTGCTTTACGTGACAAACTTTATGACAAACTTTAAAGTGTTAAGTTATTGTAAATTAATTATTTATATACAATTTGACAGATTTGACAAACTTTAGTCCTATATATATATATAATGCTTTACACCTGTATTGTTATAAAAAGTTTGTCAAGTTTGTCACTAAAAATATAGTTTATTGATTATCAGTGAGTTACGTCAAAAAAGTTTGTCACGAAGTTTGTCATTTATTTACGAAGTTTGTCAAGTTTGTCAAGTATGGTTATAATGATGTGTATAATTTATATATAATGTTATATCAAAAAGTTATAATGTATTAATTTGTGTACATTTCTTTTTATCAAATAAAACTTTTAATTTTGAAATCTAAATTGATTGGTGTAGATTTAAAACAATGGGAGCCCCCGAAGGAAATCAATTCTGGAAGTTAAGATCAAAACACGGCAGAGATATTTTATTTGCTACACCTGAATTACTATGGGATGCAGCATGTGAATATTTTGAATGGTGTGATGAGAATAAGTTAATGGAAGTTGATTTTCGTGGTAAAGATGCAGATAGAGTAAATATACCTCACATGCGACCATACACACTTCATGGATTATGTTTATATCTTGATTGTGGTACGGCGTATTTCCGTAATTTTAATCCTCCAAACGAAGATTTTAAGTCAGTCATCACGCGCATAACCGAAACAATCTATAATCAAAAGTTCGAGGGGGCCGCTGCCGGGTTCTTAAATCCGAATATAATTGCAAGGGATTTAGGGCTTACTGAAAAGACTGAAGTTAAGGCTGAGGTGAAATCCGATATGAATTTTGATAATCTATCTACCGAAGATTTAGAATCGCTTGCGACTGCTTTGGATAAACTCAATGCACATTGATCCGTCAAAAATTCCAGATGTTAATAAAGTAAAAGCCGAACTATGTAAGCGTCGATTTTTTAAATTCTTTTGTGAATTTTGGGAAACGATAGAGGCTACCAAATTAGAATTAAACTGGCATATCGAATATATATGCGATGAATTACAGGTAATATACGAAACATGGGAAGCTGGTGAATCACAGCCAGATGTATTACTGAATGTGCCGCCAGGATCATCTAAATCAACTATCGTTACCCAGCTGTTTCCAGCATGGTTATGGGTAAAAAACCCATCCATTCGGGTCATATCCAGTTCATACGCCAATGACCTATCAACTTCACACGCTGTAAAAACACGGGATTGTTTAAAATCGGATAAATTTTTACTATACTTCCCCGGTCATATCAAATTCAAAGAAGATTCTGATGGTAAGACAAATTATAAAAATACTAAAAAAGGCGAACGGTTTGTAACATCTACCGGTGGTAGGGTTACAGGTATGCATGGTGACTTTATATTAAATGATGACCCTATTAACCCTGAACAAAGCGCCGGAGAGGCTGAATTACTAAAGGCGACCCGTTTTAGCAGCCGAACATTATCTACTCGTAAAACTAATAAAAAACGTACCGTAACGATTATGATTATGCAGCGGCTACACGATTTAGACCCGTCCGGTGACTGGATTAAGAAAAAAAAGAAGTTAAACCATATTTGTTTGCCCGGCCGTGTATCGAATAATATAAAGCCCGAATACTTGAAAGATAAGTATATAGATGGATTGCTTGATCCTAATCGTTTAGATAATGATGCTTTAGCTAAAATGGAGGAGGATTTAGGGTCTTATGGGTTTTCTGGACAGGTAATGCAGCAACCATCGCCAGAAGGTGGTGGGATATGGAAAAAATGGATTATAGCTATCCCTGATCATTTAATGCCGGAGCGGATAGAATTAGTGGATTACGGCAGCGATTGGGATACCGCATATACCGAAAAAGCAGGCAATGCCTCATCGGCCTATATAATTTCTGGTGTTAAAAACAATAAAATGTATATTGATAATTTTGGATTTTTTAACTTAGAATTTCCGGAATTGATAGAACAAATGGTAAATTTACCAAGCCCGCATTATATTGAGGCAAAAGCAAGCGGCAAAAGTGCGAAGCAAACATTAACCAGGGCTGGTATTGTAGCGATTGAAGTTGAGGTTAATTCCGATAAGGTCGCCAGAGCCAGGGATGCAACACCAAAGGCGCAAGCCGGTATGGTGTATTGCAGGGCTTCCATACTGGACAAGTTATATAATGATTCAGAGCAGGGTATTTTAAAATTTCCAAACGGAAGAAAGCAGGATTTAGCCGATACGTTAGCACAGGCGATACAGCGGCATTTTGGTTTAATCCCTATAGGCGAAACTAAAGCGAAATTGCCTTATGTCGGCAAGCAAGCAATGAAAGAAGAAATAGATTATTTCAGATGATAACCAAAACCGTTCAAACCCTCACAGGCCGCATCCGCCTCAATATCCCGACCGAACTAAGTGAGATCACACTTGGCGCGATGATCGAAATGGAATCAGCTACCGGCAATTCTATTCCGCTCATACCGGAACTTACAGAGGATGTAGTGAACAATATCACCGACATTGCCGACCTAATCGATATTCGAGAACGTATCTTGTCACTGGCTCATAAGATTAAATACCAATATCAGGAAACGAAACTACCGGCAAAGCTGATCGGTGTCAAGGTGCCAAGCAATTTGTCTATAGAACCGGCGGGGGCATATTTGGTTTGCAGGGATCTGATTGCCGAAGAGATTAATAAACATATTGAACTACATGGCGAAGATGACTGGCAGTCACATTTTCACCCATCGCTCAATACTTGCGCACTAATTCTATCCAACTACTTCTATAGCCGCGTAACTGGTGAATTATGGAACGAACAAAAAGCAGAGGAATTTCAGGAACAAGTCTTAACCCTTTCAGTGGCGGAGGCGCTGCCCGTAGCGCGTTTTTTTATCAGGTCGTATCCGGATTTATGTCTGCCGAAGATATCGCTTTGGCAAGTATTCAAACAGAAATTGAGAGAAAAGCGGGCATTGAGAAATTTACGCAGTTCCGTTGGATGAATGCCGTAGATGCTTTAGCTGATGGCGATCCATTGAAATGGTCGGCTATATTAAATTTGCCGTATGAAACATTTTTTCTAAAACAGTTGATGCGAAAGACGCAGGCTGATTATGAAAAGAAATATATGGAATTGTTAGAGAAAGACAGAAAGTAGTATATTTGGATATGAAAAAGATCAAAAACATTTCCGATTACACCGTCTTGGGTTACACAGAAGATGAACAGCGCGAATTTCGCGAAA